CTATTAAAACATCACCGACAAGAATCCCATCTGCTGTTTTGATTGGCAGTAAATCTTTCTGTGCTTCTTTCCGTTGCGCTGTAGATAAGAACTGTTCTAAGCGTCTAGATATATCAGACATAAAAAAAGGACCTTATTGGTCCTTTATTTACAATATATTCTTTTAGCTCATCTTCATCAAGAGTGTAACCACTATTGATAGTACCCCAGCGATAATAGTACCTGCTGTTGTAATAATAACTTTATTAGTAGATTTCTGTCCGCTGATGATATCATCATGTATTGTTGCAACCTTATCTTCTAAAGTAGATAGGCGTTCATCTAATTGCGCATATCGCAATGCGCATAATTCAACATGTGCTTCAAGACTTTCTTTTTCTAAATCCGTTGGCTTATTGGCCATAATACTTTCTCCAAGTGGTATATATTGGGGACCTGTGTTATGCCTAATTGTTTGCCTTTGATAATTTATTTATCAAACTATTTTCGAAATAAGTCTCTTATCAACAACTTGATTTCTTTTAATTCATCAAGTGCTGACTTTACACCCTCTTTAGTTCCATCCCAATGGCTGACTAATACTCTGATAGTGTGTAATGCCCACCACCACCAAATTATAGCGATCACTGCCATCGCTGAACCTATTGATATCACTGCGATGTCAAGTAATCGTTCTGTACCAAACAACCAAATGAGTACTAGAGCCACAAGACTTGAAGTAGGTAGAGTTGCTGCTACCCACGCCCAACATCTTATTTCTTTAAGAGTTTGTCTATTGAAATCGGTAAATTTGCTCATACAATATTTACATGAGCAACAAGAGAATTTAAAATGCTAGATTATGGTTATCCAGGTGTTGGTATTGTCACCTTTGGTTTGGAAGGCTGCGGGGTGTATGTCTTTGCTGTTGAGTAGATTAGCAACCACTGGAACATTGTGCAGATCGTTGACTAATAATAGAACTGGATCACCTTCTGCTTCAAATACCTGATCCCTTTCAACTTCAAACTGCCAACTCCAATAAGTGGCCTTACCATCTTGATCGGGTATACGGCCATTAGTCATCTTAGGATCAGAATTCCACTCGACGTTTGATCTCATACCGATAGCCTGTATCAGACTATTGAAGTTGGCCTGTTGACCTAACTTGATTTTGTCTGTTTCAGATCTACTAGGATTTGATCTAGTGATGTCGATTAATGTGATGATTTCGTAGCGTGCCATAATATGCTACTATTTATAGAGGTAAAAAAAGAGCGGAAATAAATTCCGCCCTTTTTGTTTTTATTTCTCTAAGGAAATATTATACTGCTAAACCAAGTGTTGCTACAACTGCTACTGTGAAACCAGCTACTGGAGCTGCTGCAGGTGTACCTGTACCTTGTAGTACAACGTAAACTGGGTCTGTGCCGTCAAAGTCAGAAACTGCTGCTACTGTGAAAGCGTCTGGACCTGTTAGGTCTGAACCAGTACCATCACCGCCTGCGTTACCTAATGCTTTTAAAACTGCTACTAATTCTGCTTCAGTTGCATCACCAGCATCTTTAACGATTGTACATACTAAAAGACGACCGCTAAGACCTTGTGTGTTTACGATTTGTTCGTAGTTTGCACCAAAAGTTGTTGAACCAGCTGCTTGTGAAATTAAATTTGCCATGATATTTTCTCCTTAAATCAAATGATCCCGCTCCGGGACCGGCATAATATTTAGTCTTTTTGGAAAAAACCGTGTGATATAGCCGTTTAATCGGCTCTAAATGGAGTCCAACGATCGCGTGGCACTAACTTCACGCTATCTCGGGTTTTGACATAACCTTCACCACCGGGTTTGCCTCCCGTGGTAGCTACGATATCCCCTTCTGCTTGATCTAGTTCTGCTATTACTTCATTTTTAGCTTTCATGATCTCACGAACTAGGAAGAACAGGCTATCTAATGCACCTGGAACGCTTGTTGATAAATCTATAATTTTTTGTTGTTTAGGAGCACTAACTTTGCTGGTAGTTAACCAATTGAAAAACACTTTAGAATCTAACTTGTCTAGTGCCTTGGCTTTGGCCTGTGTGTTCACGAATGTGTATATGATAGTTTGTAGATCACTGAGTCCAACCTGCGGTGTTAATAGTTTATCAATAACTCCTACATTCTTGTTTGCTTCTTTAGAGATGATATCGATGTTATCTGCATTTACTGCCGGTTGATGACTAGTATATGTTTGAGCAAATACCACGAGCTCTGGATTTAATGCAAATGTTTTAATATCTGTAAAATCTTCTCCAGCTTTGTCACCAAAATAATCAAACTTCTTATGTGCTGCCACAGCCACTTTAGCTTTGGCAATAGCACGACCTACAGCACTACTACCTTTAACACTGTAGGTAGTTTGGTTAGGAGTGAAACTCATCTTGCCATCAGCACCTTCATAGGGTTTGCCGGGATGGAACAGTATGTCGCCATAGACATACCCACGGAAATCTGCAGGAGTTGCTTTTTCAAAGATGGGCCATAGTGCTGCCATATCGCCTGCGAACTTAGCACGCCAATCTTCACCTTTGCCGCGACTGTTAATAAAGTCTGCTAGTTCTTGAGGATTGTTAGCCTTGCCTTCTTCACGACCCCAATTGTTTTTACCAACTAATCGGAATGTGCCATCTTCATCACGACCCCAATACACAGTAGGATTGCCATCCCATTTGATAGCGACATCTTGTGCATCTTGTGCGATATTTTTTAATACCTGCACAGCTCGTAATGCACCCTTAGGTTCTGTGAATACTAGATCTTCTAGGTGGTTGAACTCACGGCCTACTTTCTTAGGACCTAAATCTTCATTAGTTTTCTTACGACCAGCACAATGGGCTTTTTGGCTGAATCCTTTAGGATTAGAGCAGTTGATAGAGCTTTTGTATTTTTGGCTCCACTTTTCTGTTAAAAATTCAAATGCTCTCATAGGATACTTTCTGCCTTGGCAATAACATCTCTGGCCAACATTGCTTTTTTATAGTCTGCTGGATTATCGATGTCGTGTAGATTAAAACCTAAACGTTGTAATAGTGGGCGAAGTTTGGCTTCCTCTTCTTCACTGCCCATCGCTATAACGGTATGTGGAACACCTTGATTGAATGTTCTTGGATCAGCATCCTTTAGATTACTAATCGCCATGCCTAGCTTATACCAATCATAGACATCACTAACATCTATTAAAGTTGTTCCTGCAGGAAAACTGAAAGGTTCACCCGGATCTTGTTTTGGACTGGTATCGGTAAACTCGTAGGCTCTCATTTAACTACTTCGATCATTTTACGGAACCAAGCACCACTGCCTGGAACGAAACTTTCTATCTTACCTGCTTTAGGTAATTGTACACCTTCCTTATCTAATGTTTCTCTAGCATCTGCTACTAGTTCTTCATAGTTAGGAAGTTTGATAATATAATCGATAACTGCTTCTGGATCAGCTAGATCTTTAGGGCTGGCTGTTTGACCTAATAATTTTTTAGCTATCTCATTAGGATCGCGTGTGATAACTTCGTTAGTTTCTCTATTAACTAATCCGTTTTGGAAACTCCATTTCATTCCACGTGCTTTAGCAATACTGGCTAAGATAACATGTCGATGACTACCACGCAATTCGCTGCCTTCACGTCCGCCAGTCATTGACCATTTCATCCATTGTGGTTCACCAAACATAAAATCACTTTGTACATATCCTTTAGTTTCATCGCCACGGATAGGAGTTTTAAAATGTACACTAACTCCGGACTTTCTAATCCAGTCTTTAGGATCACCACCTTGCTTTTCAATATAGTCTGCTAGTTTTTTTGCGAACTCGTCTTTGTTTACTTTGTTAGCATCTACAGCAAGATCTAAGTCACCTGAAGTTTCTTTCTTACCTGTAGTACCTAACATATGGTCTGTTAGCTCAAGACCTGTAACGGTTTCTAGCCATTGTACTGTGGGTAATACGTCGGACTTGTTAATGCGGACTGTTAGTACAGATCCAGCATCATCTTTAAAAACATTACCGCCCTCAAATAGATTCTTTGTCGTCATCGTCATCTTCTAGTTTTTTGTTTGTTCTACGTGATTCTACAATTTTTCTTATACCACGTGTAAATTTAGCAGGATCTTGTCCACGGATAGCATTTAAGAAACGGCGCTCAAGCTCATCTGCTGATTCAGCATCATAGTGTTTATGTATGCTTTCTAACAGATTGATAGCTGAGTTGATGATATTAGTAGCACGGCTTTCAAAGAGTTGATCTTTGTTGCGTACTTCTGCTAGTTCATTTAGCTCTTGTAATATGCTTCTTGTTTTAAGTTTCATAAGCCTTTCCTGATGTACTATTTACTTCTTTTTAAAAGTGTCAAGAACTGCGTATTTAATGGTAAAATCACTCAAAATTCGCCCGTTTGAATACTTATATTGTAACATACTTCTAAATAAATTGCTAACGAAATTGTTAGTCATTTTGGGAGGTCTATAATGGACGTACTAGCTTTAGTAAAGAAATGGGCAGGTGCAATCGCTGATACATTAGTTAGCGTATTGGCTCTTTTAATCGTATTAGAAGTACTATTGAAAGGTGCAGCAGTTCCTTTCTTACCAGCAGTTGACGTTATTGGTAACGTTACCGGCATCGTCAAAACATTAGGCGGTGAAGGTGTTGTTGGGTTAGTAGCGATCTGGGTATTATACAATATTTGGAAAGCAAAATAAGTTTTTAACTGTACCATTGAAAAAGGACTCTTAGGAGTCCTTTTTTATTCTTGCTCACTTTTAAATCTCTGGGCACGACTCCTTTAATTTAGGGCAGCAGCCGCCCAACAGGCCTAACACTAACGGTCCTAGGCTGTGTTCGTTATTGGCACCAGCTTTGTTTAGCTTCGCCGTAATATTCTCTTGCTAGACCGTTTTGGATAAGACCTTGGCGCACGCTCTGCCCATTTACCAGTATGTCACCTAGCACACGACCACCAAACTTGTCCCAACCGTATAGGATCATTTGATGTTTTTGTCCTGATGCCACTAGTTTTTTAGTGTACTGTGTAGCCTGTTCACCGCGAGCTGCCTCGCTTGGGCACTGTGCTCTTGCACCTTTTTCTGGAGTGTCGACTCCGTAGATTCTAACGGCAAGTTGTGGCTTCAATGGTGCTGGCAGGAATGGTGCTGCAACAACAATAGTATCACCGTCTGATACTTTGATAATCTGTGCATCATATAATACACCATTTGATGATGCAGAAAAAGCCAATGATGGGATAAAAAGTAATGCTAATAATAGATATTTCATATAAGTCCTTTTTAATTAACTGCTATTATTTATACTGACTTCTCAGTGTATTCTGCCTTGTCCCAACCTAGTAGATAGTTGGCTTTCCAATGATTTTGTTCAAATCCTTTTAATTGCTGCCATTGATCACGTTGACTCCACACTCGCTGTGCTGCCAGTTGCCAATCCATGATAAAGAAACGATACTCGATATACATCATAGTATCTCTAAACTCATCATAGTCGTAACTATCAAATTCTATATGTAAAACTTCAAACATATCACCATCGGGTGCCTGTGCATCAAGTGCAATATCAAAGCCCCACTTTTGTTTGGTTTTTAATAGATAGTCTGCCTGTGGTATAGAGGATCGTAGTTCTTGAAGTTGTTCACGGGCAGCACCTTGATAACTGGCACGACATAGGAACATGCTGTGATCTAAACTTAAACTTGGATGTTCATCTTGTAGACCGAACCAAGGTTCTTGCCAACAGGTGTGATTGAGTATAGGATAGTTGATAGGATGACGCATAGCACGATAATACTTTTGCTCGGCTAGATTA